CCGCCGCACTATATTCTAGGGGGTCCCACCCTGTCAAGTGTGATAAAAATGCAACACCTCTCCTAGCTAGGACTGTGATAAAAATGCAACACCCTAGTCGATCAATACTGTGGCAAATATGCAACACCTGTCTCGCATGGGGGTGTGTCTTTTATGCAACACTCTTGATTAGGTGCAATCTGACAAAGATTTTCCTTGACATATCAAATTGTTGCGGGAGGGAAGCGAATCGGCAACCCTATTAGGGGCTTTCGATCAAATAGGATTTAACATTGAATCTCTATCTTAAACCCCGATATGTCCGGGCTAACATATCGCAACACAAAGGAAAGCCCGACTCCTTTACTATGGAATCGGGCTAGTAAGTTATGGCAGGGAATAGGGCTAGACTATATCACAAAGCCCGACGAGTCCGCCTTAGCTTGTCCCTTAGCCTTAAGCCCTACAATGCATCCCTTAGGGTCCGCTGGCCTATAGTCCGTTTCGTCGCCATTGATAACGGGAAAGCCCGCATAGGAGTCCGGCAATCCCTTGCGGAACACCATTGCGACGTTACCGCCGCGCTTTAGGACATTGATACAGTCCGCATGATTAGACTCGGTACGGGAATAGGTTAAATGGTAGTTACTAGGGAAGAGTCCTAGGGCATGCCGCAAAGCCCGTTTGGTTATCTTTGTGTAATCATAAAAGCTAACATGGGGGAAAGCCGCAAAGATATTGGCGTGCTGGACTCCGTCGATATTAAGCCCGATTAATTCGTAAGGGATATCAGAAGTCGCGTTAGGACGAGTCGCAGGAGCCATGCTAACGGACTCCGCTTTGCGTGATAGGGCCATAACCTCATAAGCAAATACCGCCATAAAAGCGGGGCGGGCTTTAAAGTATGCCAAAGTCCTATTGATGCGGGCTTGTGCTTTCCCGGCCATATAAGCGGGATTGCCAGCGGTATGCAGACATGCAGCGGCGCATCCGACACTAGCCTGCGCGCAAGTATTGAATCCCGATAGTTTGGCAGGGGCAAGGTGCAGCGGGCTTGCCAAAACCCCTAGGAGTCCATTTTTGGCGACTTTCGGATTAGACTCTGGATCGGACAAGAGTCCGTCAATGTTAATCCCTAGGTCGCGGATTGCGCGGATTGCCTGCGCTTTGGATTTAAAGCCATTAATTTGCATAGGACGGACTCCCCTTATATTGCGTTAATATTGATAACTAAGACGGGCTTTCCCGCTTGTGCCATATCAGCACGCAAGGATTCCGCCTTAGCTAAGGTAAAGGGTCCATAGGGCAAAACGCGAAAGCCGGATTCAGTTTCAACGGCGATTGCATAAGTTTTAATCATTGTCGGGTTTTCCTTTTCAAGCCCGTTAGGGCGGTTAGCGTTAGCGGTTAGAGTGTTTCAAGGGCAAGGGATAGGATAGCAGATTGCAGATCACGGGGCAGGGTATGGAAAGCGGTTTTAACCCCTAAAATGTGAAGGGATAGAACCTGTATATCGGGGGGTATATCGTCAAAGCGGCCATATGAGGCGACAAAATCTATTTCTATGTGATCACTGGTATATGAGGAATAAACAGTTTTCGGCATGGCTGGACTCCTATTCAAGCCCGTTAGGGCGAAAGCCGTTAGGCTGCGAAAATTACTAGGGCAGCAAAGCCCCAGATTGATAGCATGAGCAATGCAATATCCATGTTAGCGACTCCATTGTTTTAGGACTGTTTCGCCTTGCATAAGCACAAGCGAGTCTTGCGTATCTTTCCCACGCTCAAAACATGCAAGCGCCGTGGGCAAGTCAGTAAACCTATAAGACAGGATTGATTGACCGGATTGAACGATATAGGGCATTTTACGACTCCAGTGCTGCTAAGATTTTAGCTTGATCGGATTTACGCGAATAGCAGCGCAATAGGTTTTCCGCAACACGCTTTGCGCTTTCCGTGTTTCCAGCTTTGACGTGTTTAACGAGGTTTTCAAGGTGACGATTGAGAGGCATTGTGTTTCCCTTTCCCTAATTGATACGCCTACTGATTAGGCGCATGAAAATAGGAAAGTTTGTTTCTCGCCTACTAGCGACTCTTGTGAGTCTTGGCCCTTGACCGGATCGCCTATCCGATTCCCTCATTCCCTATATGGGCGACGGCATGGCTTGTTTATGCCTGTCTCAATCGGCGCTGGCAATAGGGAAAAACAAGAAAAACTGAAAAATTTTCGGCCTAGCTAGTTTTCAGATTAGGGCTTGACGTGATTGACCGAATCGCCTAGATTGATTGCATGAACCGGGCAAGGACTCGGCTGGGGACGCGCAAGCGGCTCGCAAAAAACGGGGAGGCTGGGCAATAGCGAATCACCCCTCGAAAAGCTGCCGAGTGTAGCATGGCCGAGCCTATCTTGTCAAATCACGAAATTGTTTCAGCAATAAACTTGTGATTTGACGCCGGGGCTGGAATCGTGCTAGACTGGAGAGTCGGACTCGAATCAAGAGGGGAACGAATCGGGAACATCGTGCCGCGATGCAGCATTGCAGGTGCAGCATGGAATCGACAAGATTTGACCCCCCACAGTGGAAATTGTTCAGGGAACCCCCACAGTGGAAATCAAGGGTATCGCAGTCGCTGGCGACGAGAACTCGTCTGAACCCCCTACGGTGGAAATTTTGGGGCTGACCCCGCCAGTGGAAAAGCGCAGCTTTGAACCCCTACAGTGGAAATTAAGATTGACAACCACAAACGAATCGACTAAGCAGATCATAACGAAGACGGAGAAACACAATGACAAACGTACTGGAAGTGAAGACGAAGAAAACCTACGATAGCTGGGGCCACGAAGGTGTTTGCACTTACCAGCGCATGTCTGAGTGGTTCAACGGTGAAGGTCGCTATACAGAATACTGGGCAACGGTTTATTGCTCTGACACTTCGACGGGACATGGTTGGGGTGGTCAGATGAGCAAGACAGAATGGGAGAACCTCTGATGTATCGTCCAATTAATCTCTACGAAGGTGACAAGCTGAAAGACTTCTGGAATATCTATGAGGTTGTGGGTTCTAAGTCAACCAACACACACTCTCAGTATGCCAGCCACTACCTTATGAAGTGCCTGAGTGGACCTAATGTTGGTCGTGAAACTTGGGTCACCAACGATGGTCTGGTTGACTATCTTCCCGGTGGTAAATACTTTGAAGCCTATAAAGAGGGGAATACAAAATGACTGACGATTTTATGAATCTCCCTCTTGACGAGGAGTTTGATACGATGATGGATGTGCAGCAAAACCCACATGGAGCGTGGCAGGCAATCCAGACACTGACAGACCAAATTGAAGGGTTAAAGAAAGAACTCAACATCTGCCGCATGGCTCAGGTCGTGATGGAGAACGGGATTGCCGAGGCCGAGAAGGAACGAGATGACTACGCATTTAAGCTGGCAGACGCAAACAACACTTATAATGAAATGCACATAGCCTTGGAAGAGGCTAACGACAAGCTGGCGAAGGCGGTGGAGGGTCTGCGGAACATCCGCGAATTGAACATGACCGCCGAAGATGAAAACGGCCACCAATGGGCAAACTCTGACCTGATCGAGCAGGAAATTGTCGCCAAGTTGGCCGAGATTGAGGGAGACAGACAATGACAAACGACGAAGCAATTAAACTGGTACGGGAAGTCGGACACATCTTTGCTGTGGCAATGACAGAAGTGACTGGGAAGTCTATCGAAGACAACAGCGACCTGATGAACGGCCTTGCTGGCTACGAAATACTGGGCCTGAAAGGTAAGTGGGAAAAGGTTGACAAGGCTGTTGACATTGTACTGCGAATCATATATGACATGGCTAAGGAACAGTTGGAGAAATGATGATGAACTACGATGACATGACTGACGCAGCAATCAAGAACCTTCTGATCGACACCATGAAAGAGCGTGAGAGCCTTCACTTTGTCATTGGTTGGTTGCGTCAAAGCTACTGTAGCCCCACCCATGCTGACATTGAACGGGCTGTAGCAATCAAGAAACTCCAAGAATACAACAGCGAGGTGGTGTGATATGGCTAAGTTTCATGTGATCCTATCTGATAAGTTTGGCGAAGAGTTCAGTGTAGAACTAGAGGCCCACGATAGAAATGATGCGTGGGATACTGTGCAGATGGACTACCCAGACAAATTGGTGGTGTGTGTCTTTGAACTGAAACGCTATGTACGGGAGTACTAAGATGTATACCGATCTGATTATCCGTGATCTTCTTGACCTGATCCATGACGTTAAAGCTGCTGGTTGCCGTGCCTATGAGAGCAAGCGTGATGCTGATCGAACCTTCACCCGTGTGAGGGAAGGGGAAGAAGGTACTCTGGATGGCTATGAGACTGTGGCAGAAGGTCTGGTAGATGCCTCGCAGGCTCTGGACAAGGCTAATGATGACTTCCTGAACATTGAAGAGATGTTGAAGAAGATCGTCGAAGACATCAAAATGGAAGAACTGAGCGCAAAGGTGCAATCGAAATGAACAACGCAATCATCAATCTGACCTGTCTGTGGTTCGTTGTGTTGTCTGTTGTTGTGGTATCGTTTCCCAAGACTGTAGGGACGTGGCAGGCACAAGTGGAAGAGGGCTTCTTTGAAGAGGCTGAACGTATCGGTCTGTGGGAAGAAGAAACCTATTGACGAATCACTACAGAACCTGTAAGTAGAATACATGCTTGCACAAATGGAGATGCAAATGACTACCATCGAAACAATGTCCCCGACTGTGGTGAAAGATTTTATCAAAGGCCGTGGCACTCGTATCGCTACTGTGACCTTCCTCAAGGCTGATGGCTCTGAGCGTGTGGCTAACGGTCTGTTCCGTCCTTCGTCGCATATCATTGGCTCTGACCGTGGCTTCAAGCAATCGGAACACATGAAGGCCATTGGGTTGCAGCCCTTCTATGATCTACAGAAGAAGGCATGGATCAGCTTTTATCTGGACCGTGTACTTCACCTGAAATGAGAAATAGGCCCTCTAATGGTCTGACCACAAAAGGAAAACACCATGAAGACTGTTGCTGTACTCAGCCCTGAACATGAAGCCATTGACGACCAGTGGTCAGAGTTCTTCGAGAAGTATCAATCTCAGATGCCTATGAACGCCACATCCCTGACCCTTGGTGCAATCATCCTGACCTTCTTGGAGATGTACAACCCCCCGGTAGAGGAAATTGGCCCAGTGATGATGGCTACTCTTGTAGGCTATGCTGAACGGCAGAAACCTGAACATGAGGGGTATATGAACTGATGGCTACTTGGGAAGATATCGAAACTGCACCGAAAGACGGTTCTTGGTTTCTTGCTATCAACACTCTAAAAGATTGGGGGACATGGACTGCGGCTGTTATGCAGTATTCTGACAATCAGTTTGTGGTCGCCCACAACGGTGTTGCAGATTTTACACCTAAGTTCTGGCGTCGTCTACCTAGACCCCCTAAGAATAAGACTTGGCAGGAGCAACCTTAATGTTATCAACATTCTGTCTGGCCCTTGTTGTTTACACTGAGGCAAGGGGAGAACCCCTAGATGGTCAACTTCTTGTGGCCGAGGTAGTGCTGAACAGGGTCCAGTCAGAGAAGTATCCTGACGATGTATGTACTGTGGCATTTCAGCAACACCAGTTCAGTGGCTTAAAAGACACACCTGATCTTGAGACTATCCTTGTTGACCCTGCATGGCAAACATCTATAGATGTCGCTGTAGAGGCTCTACAAGGCCCTACCTTGGGGTCAGGTGCCACCCACTACCACACAACCAAATTCACCCCCTACTGGTCTAAGAAATTGACCCGTGTAGGGAAGTACGGTAGACACATCTTCTATACAGGATACTGAACAATGTCTGATTACTGGTACGACAACAGATCAAAACTTCAAGCTGGAATGGTATTTAGCCTTGATGATGGTGATGTTGTTAGGTTAGATCGAAGAGTTCCCGGTGATGGGACGCTTTGGTATGCTGACAACTATTACGGCAATACATGGCTATCCTACGATTATGAAGTAGAACCCGGCGACCTAGACAAACGAAGACCAGATTTGGAGTAATAAAGATGAGCGCGTCAGAACATCCCACACCAAAAGAACAGTACCTAGTCCCTATTCACAGTCTCATTAAGCAACTGGAACAGATGGCTAGTACCTATGAGTGGGATGGTGAACTTGACAAGTGTGATGCTGTTCTGCTAGAACTACAACATGTACGACACTATCAGATCACTACTGGTAGTTTGTGGTTCCCTCTATTCTAAGGAGATAGACATGATTAACCTACTACAGAGGTGTGCTTGTTGTGGTATCCGTATGGAAGATGACTTGTTCATCCTATGTGAACAGTGTCAAGAACAACAAGACAGTCAAGAACCTGATCTAGATGACTATGAGAATGAGGATGATTATGAGTGATACTATCTACCATCATCTTGGGGAGAACTGGGAGATGATCTTCAATGTAGATGACTACTACCATCTCATTGAGGAGTATCTAGAGGTAGAAGAAGAAGAGTATATTGAGTAGATGATGATAGTACTTGGTAGGGTATAGGGAACCTTGGCGGAAAGGACATTTTAGTATGTGGTTGTATCCACAAGCCTTGTCAAGACCCCTACAGAGAAAATTTTTGTTGTAACCTACTCTTGACAAGACTGTGACGACAACATAACTAGGGTGATGGACCCTATCAAGGAGAACAGCCATGAGTGACGAAGTTCAAGAAGACCCCTTCTACATTGTGGTAGATGAAGTCAAGGAACATGAAGACGGTGGTGCTACCTACACCTTCGAGATGAACCAAAAAGCTACAGAAGCAATGTGTCAGTATGGTATGCAACTTGTTATGATCTGTGCAGCCTATGGTGTAGACATTCAGGACGCCTTTGACAGTATCCGAAACCTTGGAACTAAAGATGAGTGATGCCAATGTAAACCACCAACCTTGCCCCTATAACGACTGTGGTTCATCTGATGGGTTTTCGTGGGAAAGCAAATATCAGTGTGGTAAGTGCTTTGTTTGTGGCGAATCATACCCCATGAAGGGGAAAATGGATAAAGTCTTTGACTGGGCAAAAGAAGCGTATCCCTTGAAGGATCGAAAGGAGAAGCCTGTGCTATCTGTTGTAGAAGACATACTAGAACAGCCTGTAGATGCAGGTATCTGGAAACACGTTGGTTGCCGTAAGATCACCAGCAAGACTATGGAGTTCTATGCTGTAAAGACTTACGTTGATGGTGACTTGCCCATCAAACACACCTACGTCTATCCAGACGGGACCACAAAGACTAGGCACCTTCCTAAAGAGTTCTCTGCTGGTAAGGGCTTCAAGTCTGACAAGCTGTTTGGTATGGACAAGTTCCCTGCTGGATCAGCACAGGCTGTGACCATCACTGAGGGTGAACTTGATGCTATGTCAGGTTATCAGATGATGGGGTCTAAGTACCCCTTTGTCTCTCTGCCCTCTGCAAGCCCTAGTCGGAAACTGCTTGAGAACTGCAAGGATTGGCTAGGATCGTTCAAGAAGATTTACCTGTCTATCGACACTGACGACAAGGCAGAGAAGTTTGCCATCTCTTTGATGAACCTCTTTCCCGGCAGGGTCTACCGTGTGCCACATGACGTATTCAAGGATGCTAATGACTTCCTGATGGCTGATGCTGGTGAGGGTTTCTCTAAGGCTTGGTTCAATGCCAAACTGTTCACACCAGACAACATCTATACCACAGAAGAAGACTTCCTTGATCTGTTGTATGATACCCCTGACCACTCTTACATCCCTACCGGGATTGAGGGACTAGACGAGAAAATCCTTGGGCTTATGCAAGGACACTTCACTGTTATCAAGGCACCTACTGGCATTGGTAAGTCGGAGTTCATGCGGTATCTTGAATACAACTTCATCAAGAACCATCCAGATGTGAAGTTTGCCACATGGCACTTGGAAGAGACTAAGCTACGTTCACTTCTTGGTGTGGTATCGTACCACCTCAAGGACAATGTGACCCGTAAAGACCTGATCCTAGAGAAAGGTCGCTTAAGGGACGTAGAAGAGGCGATTAAGTACATCACTAGGAACACTGGTTACATGCAGTTTCACCTTCGTGAAGAGGATGGTGCTGACGATCTGATTGAACAGATCAGGGTTCTGACACAGGTGTATGGCTGCAAGTATGTGTTCTTTGAGCCTATCCAAGACGTTGTTACGGTATCCAGTGACGAAAGCAAAGAGTCCCTGTTGGCGGAACTGTCTGTTCGTCTGTCTAAGCTGGCTGCTGATCTGAATGTTGGTATCGTTACGATTGGTCACACCAACGACAATGGCGACTTCAAATACTGTCGTATGATTGGTCAACGTGCCTCTGTCATTATTGATTTAGAGCGTGACAAAGAGGCAAGCGATATGCTAGAACGTAATACTACACGGCTTGTGGTTAAGAAGAACCGTCCGTGTGGTCTTGAAGGAAACTCTGGTGAACTTCTCTTTGATGGAGAAACCTTCACCCTAACTGAAAAAGGAGTGGGATGGTGAATATGGATGAAGCCTTTCAGGATTGGCTGGATGGACCTGCACCAACTAGAGACGCCCGTAGAAACTGGGTTGCACCAGAAGATGTTGAAAAACTTAAGTGGGCCTTTACCTTTGGGTGGCTGCTTGGTCAAGAACAGTTGGAGAAACAGAATGTCTAAGGTAATTGTGGAACTTGGTTATGACACTGTTGATAGTATCATCACCCAAGAACTAGAAACGCAACTGCAATACTTCAAAGATGAAATCATCAAACATGCTCAAGGTGGTTTTCTCCTTCCGGGTGATCTTGAAGACTTCATCCTAGATTATGCCGCAACGAAACGTGTGTTGGAGCGATATACCGTATGAAAATCATTGTGCTGGATAGTGAAAGTGATGGTCTGTGGAAAGAGGCTACTAAACTTCATGTGGTTGCTTGGACTGATGATGGGGAAACCTACCACCACACCAATGACTACGAAGTTATGAAGTCTTTGTTGTTGGAAGAAGATACCCGGATTGTTGCTCACAACTCTATCCGGCACGATCTTCCTACCTTCAACAAAATCCTTGGGCTGAACCTGAACCACACAAAGTTCATCGACAGTCTGGCCTTGTCTTGGTACGTCAACTTTGAACGGGACAAGCATGGTCTAGAGGGCTATGGTATCGAATACGGTGTCCCTAAGCCCAAGGTCGAGGATTGGTCGAGCCTGTCCTACGAAGAGTATACCCATCGCTGTGTGGAAGACGTTAAGATCAACTGGCGTCTCTGGAAAGACCTAGAGCGTAAACTCCTCAAGCTGTATGGCAACTGGGATGAGGCTGTTCGTATTGTGGACTATCTTGGGTTCAAGATGGACTGTGCAAGGGAAGCAGAAGAGGTGGGTGTACGTCTTGATGTAGAACGCGCACAGAAGAACTTTGACGAACTGGAACGTCTGCAACAGGAGAAGTTCGAGGAACTGGTCAAGGCTATGCCTAAGCAACCTGTCTACAAGACTTTCAAGCGTCCTGCACAACAGGTCAAGAAGGATGGGTCCATGACCGAGGCTTGGAAGAAGTGGCTCAACATCCTCTTCCAATCTGAACTGCCTTCTAACTTCGAGGGGGATACGGTGGAAATGATCGTTGACTGGGAAGATGCTAATCCCAACAGCGATGCTCAGGTCAAGGACTGGCTCTACAAACTTGGCTGGGAACCCCAGACGTGGAAATACGACAAGAACAAGCAGACAGGTCAGGAGAAGCGCATTGCCCAAGTACGTTATCCGGCCACCCACGCAGAAGGTGGTCAACTGTGTGCCAGTGTCACCAGCCTCAAGGACAAGGCCCCCGGAGTGGAAATTCTAGAGGGTCTGACTGTTATCCGTCACCGTAAGGGCTTCTTCAAGGCTATGCTAGAGAACCACACAGATGGCTGGCTTGTTGCTTCTGTGGCAGGTCTGACCAACACGTTCAGGTTCAAACATGCCAAGCCCCTAGCTAATATCCCGAAGGTGGACAAGCCTTGGGGTGCAGAGATCAGAGGGTGCCTTATTGCCCCTGATGGCTTCGATTTGGTAGGGTCTGACATGGTTTCCCTAGAGGATACCACAAAGCGCCACTACATGAAGCCCTACGACCCTGCCTATGTGGCAGAGATGAGCCTACCGGGATTTGACCCCCACCTTAATCTTGCGGAGTTTGCAGGTGCTATCACCGCAGAAGATGCGGAGAAACATGCAAGAGGGGAGATTAACCTGAAACCTATTCGTAGCAAATACAAGGCTGCGAACTACAGTTGCGTCTACGGTGTGGGTGCAGCTAAACTTGCCAGAGAGATTGGTGTGACACCTAAAGAGGCTACAGCAATCATCAAGGCTTACTGGGAACGGAATCATTCTGTGGTCAAAGCAACAGAGAGTTTCAAAGTCAAACTTGTGGGCAACTCTATGTGGCTACAGAACCCTGTCTCTAAGTTCTGGCACAACCTACGGTCTGAGAAGGATCGTTTCTCTACTGCTAACCAATCTACAGGTGTCTACTGCTTTGACACTTGGTTGTCCTTCTGCCGAGAGGCTAAGATTAAGATTGCTATGCAGTTTCACGACGAAGTTGGCTTCTACGTTCCAGAGGTCGCTTCGGAATACATTGGTGGTGTCCTCAAGGGTGCTATCAAGAAGGCTAACGACAAACTACGGTTGAATGTCATGCTAGATGTAGATGTGCAGATCGGAAAAAATTACGCCGAAACACACTAAAAAGTTCGTAGAACTCACTAAATCTAGTTGACAAACCCTGTGGATACAACTATATCAACCGTCCAACCCGACAGCAGATAGAATCAGTCTACTGCTACTACAAAAGGAAGCGAAAGCATGTCTAAATACAAAGAAGTCACCACGGTAGGCCCGATTGAATGGGCGCGTCTGTTCGAAGGCAACCGTGACAAAACGGGTTATAACGGCCAGTATGACGATTGTGAGGGTGCCTACACCGTCAGTCAGAAACTCTCTAAAGAAGAGTTCGAGAAACTCAAGAAGACTGGCAGCCTCAAGCGCCCTAACCAGAACCGTATGATGGATGGTGAACTGGTCGTTAAGTTTGAGCGTAAGCACCTCGTCAAGACCAAGGCTGGTGAAGTGATTGAAGCTGCTGGTGGACCACCGAAAGTTCTCCGTGCAGATGGCAAACTGTGGAGTAGCGAAGAAGATGGCCTGATTGGCAATGGCAGCATTGCTGAGATTACCCATCTTATCTCGCCGTTCACTGCACCTGACGGAAGCCAAAGCTATCGGACCACTCTGGTTAAGGTCAAAATCCTTGAACATGTCCAGTACGTCCGTCCCGAAGAAGGGCAGGCAGCATAATGCGGTTCACGTTTGGAATGTATGACTTTGACGAAGATGGCGACCACCGCACTGTCAATGTCGAAGGTCGAGCGGAGACGGTCCCAGAGGTTCTAGAACTGTTCCTATCCTTTATGCAAGGCTCTGGATACAAGTATGTGAACCAGATGGTAGCTGTCTATGACAACGGAAAAGAAGTGGGTACAACACTTTGACAAAGATCAATGCCCGACTGATTGGACTTACTCAACCAACAATCGAGGCTCGTATCCCTAATTCGGAAGGCATCCTAGCATACTGCGCTAGGGTGTCTAACCCCTCTAACCAAGACAACTTCGACACAGCAGAGAAACTCCTAAACTACTGTGTCAAGAACAAGCATTGGTCAGTCTTCGAAATGGTCAATGCTGTGGTCGAGGTAGAGGCTCCGAGGGATATTACCCGACAGTTGTTGCGTCACCGCTCGTTCAGCTTCCAAGAGTTTAGTCAACGCTACTCTGACGAGATTGAGTTTACTGAGCGTGAGTTCCGTAGCCAAGACACTAAGAACCGTCAGAACAGTGTAGACGATCTGGACTATGGGTTTGTGGAAGAACTGAAAGACTACGCATATCAGATCAAAGACCTTGCAGAAGACTTCTATGCTTGGGCAAGAGGCAGGGGTGTCGCTAAAGAGTGTACTAGGGTAATCCTTCCCGAAGGTCTTACCATGAGCCGACTGTACGTCAATGGCACACTGCGTAGTTGGTTGCACTACCTTGATGTTCGTGATGATCCCGGTGTGACCCAGTGGGAACATGTTGTAATGGCCCGTAAGATTAAAGATGTGCTGGTTCCAGCATTTCCGACAGTCTTCAACCTGACAGGCAACCAGTGACAAAGTTAATCCTTATCGACGCTGACCCTCTGGCGTATCGTGCTGTATTCTCAAAAGAGGGGGACACCATTGGTGGTGTTTGTGGTAAGATTGATGAACTCTTCGAGAACATCTTCGACGCCATAATTGAGAGGTACGGGAAGGACTACCGCTACATCGCGTTCTTGACGGGGCCTAACAACTTCCGTCACGAAATTGCTAAAGACTACAAGGCTCAACGACCAAAGGAAAAGCCCGTGCTTCTAAACTTTGCTCGTAACTACATCATGGAAGAGTTCAACACTATCTTGACAGAAGGTGAG